TCATTTCATGTTCTCCAACTGTCTTACATTAGCCATAATTGTCTGTCTGTTGACACCTGAAGCTTTAGCCAGTACCCTAAACGAGATAAATGGCTGACCTCCGTATTTTCTCATTTCAGTCTCCATTCATGGTCACACGCATCACAAATACCACATCTAAATCCACGCATATGCCCCAAGACTACATCCTTGGAACTGCATTTTGGACACTTTCTCATAGTGCTGCTTTCCTCTCTCTTGGGTCTAGTTCGTCAACTGCGAATTTTCTGTCTCTGGAGTGATGATCTTTCCAAAAGTATAAAAAACACATTACAAGTCCAGCAGGTACTCCAACGCCAGTACAGCATAATATAATACCAAAGAACAATAGCCAACTTGATGGCTTACCTGTGTAGTCTGGCTCTAGCCATTTATGAGTCATTTTTTGTCCTCTTCATGTTTCTTATTATGTTTGAATACTATATATAAATGTTCCAAATCTCCCTCAAATCTCCACTTACATTTCTTGCACTGAAAGGTCACTAGACCCATGACTAATCTTTGCTCTTAAATCGCTTCTTTCTTGGTACATTTCCATGAGATGTGCCACAAGCCTTTCTATTGTTGCATCCACTTCTTGTAACCTTTTTTTGTTGTCTGGCATATCCTCTTGGCGTTTTAGAAGACATATAAATCTTTCCTTTACCGATCTCGGCTTCGCTTTGCTCAGCCAAATTTACAGATGCCATTTGCGTAACATACGTTTGCGAAAGTAAGCGATGATTTGACTGCTGAGTGTGCGTTTACCGTAGAATGTTTGGATGCGTTTAACGTCATGATCGTGCAGTGTAACCCTGCCATTATAATACGGATACATAATACAATCTTTGTGCTGATCGCAGTGTTTTAGCCCAATAGCATGCCCACACTCATGTAAAAGGGTATGAATCATGTTATATGTTCTCAATTTTGTTCTTGTATTAGGAGGATATTTGTCAGGATAAACTTCATGTGCATTTCTCTTTTCTCCGTTGATGGACCAGATTACTGTATCGTTAAATGTAATGTCGCCCCCAATTTGCGTTCCATTTGGGAAATATGCGTATGCTAAAGTGCTAGGTCTTTCTTTGAACATCTTATCGTCTTCTGCCTTTACAAATCTCATCTCAATGTCTGCTGTTTTGTCTTTGTTTCTTTCTCTCTTAAATCTAATATCTTTACACCTCAAGCCCCACTGTCTCAATGCTATTGCTAATGCTTTATCTTCAAATTCATCATCCGGGAAGTTCTCTGATGTGTTTGTGACCCTATAAGTTACAAAGCCCCATTTTCTAGGTCGCCCAGCTCTGTCATGGTGTTTTTTAGGATTCCATTTATGCTTCCATTCGTCTATTTCTGCGTATGAAAAATCTAAATTAATATTAGAATGAAATGTTTCTCCATCAGAATCTATTATACAGAAAGTATCCATGTCAGCACTTCATGTTCATTTTTTCGCAGTATTCAGCAAGTGTTTGTGGTATAGTATAACTTGTTTCAGGAATTATATTTATTCCAACAGTTGTTAAAAACACATACGTTATTATTACTAAAATTAGTGAGATAGAAAATACAATCCCAAAATGATCTGCGTTCATTATGACACACTTCCTATAAGATATCCAATGATAGCGAACATAGAAATTACTATTATACATTTTCTATTACTGTTCATGGATACACGCCATTACATATTTTTGTAGATGCTGTAAGAGGTTCTCTGCACTTTTCAACCATATTTGTTTCTGCACTAACCATATATAAAAGGATTACTAGAAATATTACCAGTATAAGAATTATTAGACCGATATGTATGGTATATTTATTCATCCTCTTCATCAAGACGTAGTAGTTTTTCTTCCTTAATTTTGTCTTCTGCAAGGAAATTAAGCTTGTAAAACGTCATTTTTGCTTTCGTAGGTAGCTTATCCATTGACTTTCCCCTCTTTCCAAACGCCAACATGAACCAATCCATTATCTCACTATAGTCCTCTAATTCCAATTCTACCATAGAATAGCTTCTCCTTTAAATACTTAAGTTTTAACCTAGCTGGTTCGCCTAAGACCAGTCCTCCCTCTCGGGTATGCAGACTCACACTACTAGGTATTTTTTATTCGTAACGTTTATATTAAAATATAATGGTTTAAAAGTCTTGAAAAAGGATTCCCGGAGGAAAAGTTTTGCAGAAGCGATGTTTGACATTGTTGTTGGTTTTTTGATTTATTTGCCTGTGAATTTTTTCGTTCTACCTTATTTTACAAGTGGGATAGACGAGTATAATGTCGCTACAATGCTAAGTATATCAGTAATCTATTCTTCTATAGCCATTGCACGAAAATACCTAATTAGGAGATGGTTTGTGAGTAAAAACTTGACAGAAACATTACAGAAACTGACAAAGTTTATAAAGTAGGTACTTGTGAATAGGCTATGGGTAGATGGGAGACTTTTAAGGGTTTTGTGACTGGTAGAGGTACTATAGATAAGGCTTTCACTAACACTACCACAAGACCAAGCATCGCACAGCCATATATGGCTACAGATACAGGTGCAAAGTTACCAATTTTTCCGTTCCCTCTAATAATGATATACGAACTAGCGGATAATATCGATGCATTGAGAATTCCAATAGAGACATTAAATCGTGAAATATTCAAAAATGGCTTCGAAATTGTCGAAAAATGGAAGTTTAAGTGCACAAATTGTGGAAAAGAGTTCCAATATGAGCCACTTGTAACAAACCTCCCAGATGACCAACCTTTCCAATCTAATGAAGATAATCAAGACAACTCACTACCAAAAACGAAGCGTAGAACGACCAATAAAGCGAAGCAAACACTCGTTGAAGATGCAGTAGAATGTGATAGTTGTGGAAATACTAAATTAATGAGACCAGAACCAAAGAATAGGAAGTTACTTGAGGGTTTGTTAAACGAGCCAATTAATTCAAACGAACAGTCCTTGGAAGACGTAACAAGGCAATTAGAGAGGGATCTTGAAGTTGCTGACAATGCATATTTGCTTGTTCTAAAGAATTATTGGATAGATGACAAGACAGGTCTGATATCAGAGAAGAGAACAGAGATTAAAGAGATGATAAGAATTGATCCACCACAAGTTGCAATGATAGCAGACAGTGATGGAAGAATAGGCTATGATGATAAAAGAAACGAAATATTTGTATGTCCTAGATTTGAACATAGAGATAAGCGACTTACATCAAATACCTGTGATCAATGTGGGGCACAGGCGTTAAAAGCCATCATGGAAGTTAACTCCGTATACTCTATCGGTATACCACAACCAAAAAGAGTTATCTATGGTGAGGGTGAAGTTATTTGGAAAGCAGGTAAGTACAAACCCGGATTGATTTATGGTTACTCGCCAATCTATTCAGTTTGGTCCAAGGCAATGTCCTTGACACACATGGATGAATATATTAGAAAGTATTTCGATAAAATGCGACCTCCAAGAGGTATGCTATTAATTGCTTCACGTAATTACGAAACATTCAGAAAGTCTTGGGATATGTTAGAACAGAAAGCAACAGAAGACCCATACATGATACACCCACTTTTAGTCGAAAGTGAAAAGGGTGGAAAGAACTTGGCACAGTGGATTGACTTTACTGGTTCATTAAAAGAATTAGAGTTTATGGCACTCCGTAAGGAGCTAAGACAGATAATTGGAGCGATTTATGGTGTTTTACCACTTTATTTCGGAGAAATGCCTAGTGGCTGGTCACAAGAGGGCTTACAAGTTACAATTACAAACAGGGCAGTAACGTGGGGTCAGGACATACTTCGCAAGTCATTTTACAATAAGATAGCAAATTTGTTGGGAGTTAACGACTGGGAATTACGATTAAAGGCTGGAGAAGAAACAGACAAGCTAAGAGAATTACAAACACAGTCCACAGAGATACAAAACATGGCAGCAATGCAAGCTATGGGCTTTGAAGTAAAAAGAACCCATACAGGAGAGTTCAAGGTATCAAAAGATCCAAT